GGCTTGTCGCGGCCATGCTCGTCGCACGGCTCATAGGTTTCATGGTAGCGCTCAGGCAGGATCAAGATTCTGTCTGGATCTATTACACGGGCATATAGATCATACTCATCCTTTTCTACGATGATGTGGTAGGGGACACGCAGAGACTCCAGTGCTTTGCTCGTCAGGCGAGTGTCAGCGCGTCCTTTTGATACAATATAGATCGGATAGCGCGGGTTCATTGCTCAGGCTCACCCTGAACGTAGCGGAGATGCGAGGCGCGACGATGCTCCATCGCAGGGAACCAGATAGCGCGTTGCTTGGGGGTGATGTGTTGCGCCATGACTCTGGCAAATTCTTTCACGTCTTCTTCGTTGCGGAAGCGGACGTTTATCACGCGATATGGGCGGAGATCTTCCATGACATACTCAGGCATATCTTGCCATTCCTCCTGCCATGCGGAGGGTACGTCAAGGAGTGTCGGTTGGTGGGGGAGTTGGGCGCTCATCGATGATCAAGGGCTTTGGTTCTTTGCAGAATTCATCGTAGGCAAGATCGGCTGCTAGGTCACAGGGATTGCAATCGCCGTAGAGCTTGCCGTGGATGCAGTATTCTGACGTTGGGATTGGTTCTTTATCGCTCATTATAAGTCAATTCGCTTGGTAATAGGCAGCAGCGCTTACGCAGACACTCGCTGTTTCGGCGCTGCTGCCACATACATACATACCAAATTAGGATCTAGAACGGAATGTCATCGTCTTCCAGTTCCTCAGACTGAGGCTTGGCTTGCGATGACATGGCTTTGGCTTTGGCGGCTTCTGCCTTGCTAGGCGTTTTCGGCACTGACGTGCTGTGTCCAGCGTCTTCAGCCTTCATGCGAGCCAGCAGACGGTCAGCGACTTCCTGCTTGGCTTTGTTGTTCAGGCTGTTGAGCCACTTGGCTTTGATGCGCGTCTCGCCGTTGTATTCCTCTTCTTCCGTCACGATGATGACTTCAATGCCAGCGAAGGAGTCGAGATCATCCCAATCGCCATCCCAATCGAATGCCCTGATGAGGCTCTCGACAGTGCGGGGCTTGGCTTTCTCGCTGAGATAACCGCGCCAGACGATCTCTTTGCCTTTCTGGTCACACTCCTCAGTGACAATGCACGGGATGCGGATGAATGGCGTCCCGCCTTGCGTCTCGTCTAGCCATCCGTTTGGCGGACGTTTGACTGAGCAGAGGAACTTACCGACAGCATCGATGTATTTATTATCGCTCATATTGATCTTTATTCTTCAAACGGATTGGGTTCCGCTTTGGTTGGAGTTATGTGAGTTGTCGAGAGCACTGCTTGCAGATGACTTTCAGCAGGGCCACTTGCTTTTGGGCTGTATTGGATTCCAGCAACGTGACCCGGGGGCCACTCCTGCGATTCAATCAGCTTGGCAATCTTTGCCTGCTCGCCTGCGATGTATTTATACCAAGCATGACACTGCTGATGTTCCATCTTCAGTTCAGCTTTGAATTCTTCAGGCTGCGTCCTGCGTTTGGCAGTCTTCACCATGAAGATCAATTTACTAGGTTTTGGTTGTTTAGGCATATTACTTGGCTTTCTTAGGTGCGTAGACCAGCTTGCGTTCAGAGAATTTCCCCGTCTTGTTCTTCATTGCTTTGAACGTCTTGGGATCCACTGTTGACTTGGATTTCGGACGGGATGTCCCCGCCTTCTTCCGCTTGTTGATGTTTTCGTATAGACTCACGTTTGGGTTTCTTATTTGAGAAGTTCTCCAGTAGCGCGAAGGGCGAGCGCCCATAAGCAGCCAAATAATCATCGGTATCGATGACTAAGCCAAGCCTATCGGCGGTATCTTCACTCCACACTACCTTTGCATACTTCAGGTTATGGGTTTCGATCAGGTGATCGTGCTTGCCGCCACAGGACGCCTGCAGGACAAGGTTCTTTGGGATTTGGCCCAAACGATTAACCCAAAAGGTTAACGATTTGGTGAATGCCCAAAAGTGTATATCAGGGTTCTCCATGACGAAGAGAAGCCAGCCATCGAAATATGTCTGCGAGAAGAAGTCTCCTGCAGTGTGAATGCGGCAGCGCTTCATACGCTTAGGTTTGGCGCGAGTCAGGATGCTGCAGACCTGATGCGGAGTCTTGCCTTTGACCGCTTCAAAGTTTGTCCACAGGCGCTGACGCACAGACGGATAGCGCTCAGTCACGGCAGAGTAGCAACGGAATTCCTGCCTAGGCCCGTTCCATACTTTGCCTGTGTATCGGTCAGCAATGGCGAGACACTTTTCGGCGCCGGGACACGTCGATCCGCTAGGCAGTGACCACGAATAAGCATCCTTATCGAATACGTATCTATTTACCTTGGTGAATGCGGGGATCATTGCCGTTAGAAATCATATTTGTAGTTTTGGCGCTCGTCCACAGAATAAACAGTCTCCTGTAGGATGAGCTTCGGAATCGTCTGGACATCGATGATGTAGGACGAATCGTGGAATACAAGGTGATTATTAGGCTGTATTGTCATCCGCCCGTTGTCCAGTTTGCACCATATGAACATTTTGTCCTGATCGACGGCATCGCTCCAGCCATCGTTCATATGCGTTGTGCTGAACATATACTCACCTGATTGCAGACCTGACTTGGTCTTGGCTGTGATCTTCATGCCAGACAGGACGGGATCTTCCAGCGTGATGAAATCGTAGCTGTAGCAATTCCATGCCTGCGAGTCATCGATGTTCCAGAACTGCTGAGGATCATGCCTGAACGCAATCGCGTTGGGCGGGATGTTGCGATACATCATGCCGCCGTAGCGGAAGATGACGTTAATGCCCCAAGCGCGTCCCGGTATAGACGTGATGCCTACCCACATCGCCTCCTGCCAACCAATGGACTTCTCATGGGTGTATTGCGTATCCACAAGGATATACTTGTGGGTTGGTATGGAGCCTAGCTTGCAATAACGCATTGTTTTGGTTGCTTCATGTTGAGTGCTTCTTGCAGGAACTTGCAGACGATTCTGATCCGATTGTTATTCGGCTCGTTGCCTGCGATGCCTTGCGCTTCCACAAGCGCTGCATTCACCAGTTCCTCAGTGCGATTCTTACTGCGAGTCAGGATCTTCAGCAGCGCATCTGCTGCGTCAGCCTCGCGCCAATCAAGCGAGCAGCAAACGATCTCATGCCACTCACCATCTACTTTTACTGACCATGACGTGCGTCTGCAGTCTGGCTCACTGTCATCTTGGGATTGTAAGGGGAACCCGTAGTATTGTCCGTAGTTGTCGCTCATATCTATTTATAATGGATTGTTGTGGAGAACTGCTGGAGTCTGCGAAGGATCGGCTCTCCACGATCCTCCGAAAGCATTTGCCTGAATGATTTGCCGTCAGCATTGCTCGTCGCAATCGTAGGCTTTTTGTGGGACGTTCTGTATTCCAGAATGTCGAATAGCTCTAGCTCTGCTCGCTCAGTGAACTTCTGTTTGCCTAGGTCATCCAGCAGCAGAATGCTGGCAGACTTGCATTCCTTCAGCACATATTCCGCTATATTGCGCTCTTCAGCGCGGGAGTGCCATTGGTCTGCAGCGTATTTGGCAAGCTGAGTTGCCGTCACTCCGTAGCAGCGTTTGCCTGCGAGCATCTCTCGCTTGATCAGCATCCAAGCAGCGCGAGACTTTCCCTTGCCTGCTGGCCCTACGAAGATCAAACCCTGAGGCCCATGCTGCCATGAATCGACTGCCTGAACATAGGGCGCGTAGATGCGAGCAGGATCGGTATCCTGATAGAGCGGAGGACACAGCGAAGTAAATGCGAGCAGGCGGCTCGCCTCTTCATCTCGTTTCTCCTGTTCTTCATAGCGCTTCTGCTCTTTCTCAGCGCATTCGTCGCACAGGTTGTCAAAGCGGAGCTTGCGTCCTGCGATGACATAAACCTCGCTTTGGAACGGCTGGAAGCATTCGCTGCAGGCCAGCGTTTCGACTTCCTTCTTCTTGTCACCAATCATATTCAGAGTCCTTGGAGGGTTTATCTTTCTTGGGGGTTGCCTTGCCGTAAGCAGGCTGCATTGGACTACCATCTGCCGCCCACTTTGTCTTCACCCGATTCAGCACAGATTGCCATTTATAGATCGGACGGTGGTTCCAATCGATCCAGCCTGAGCCTTCCATCTCATCAAACCAATCCTTGGCTTTCCACTCAGCGAGGCCAATGTTCTGAGCGTAGGCCAGAACATCTTGAAGCGTAGGCCACTCCCGCCCTCTCTCTACTGCTATATTTGAAGATGAAGATGAAGAGTTGCCTTTTGGTTCCAAGCTAGAACCCAAGGGTGGTTCGCCTTTGGTTGACGTTTGCTTGGCTTTTCGACGTGCTTTGGCGGATGCAAGCCCCCCTTGGCGGCTCTTCTCCATGAATTCCTCGCGCTCCCGCTTTAAAGCCTCCAATTTGTCATGCACCAGAACATCACCAACTAGCGAACCAGAATCCAAGGGGGGTTGGAACATGGTTGCAACCGATTGTGCAAGGGTGGTTGAAGCACCCTTGCCTATGAGACGGGCCAGCTTCTCAGGATCTCTTGGGATGCTGCCATGCTGCCAGCAGTAGGAGAGCAGTCTGATATAGGCTCCCTCCTCCTCCAAGGTCATCAAGGTGACCCGCTGTGAACCTAGCCAATCGCTAGGGTAAAACATGAAGGCGGGGGCTTTATTCTTGGACATAGTTTGCGCCTTTATAGACCGCAATTACGGCTGCATGGGATCGTTTCCTGCGAGAATTGGCGTATCCCACTCGCTTGATGATCCCTGACTTCACGGCTGAAAGGAACCTCGCGCCCATTGCGTTGTGGTGATTCGGGGGATCACCGCAAAAGTCACGGACATCCTCCGCCGTGAATTCGGAACCGTTTGCCGCCATCGATGCAATCACGCCATCACAAGCCATGACCCATTCGCTCGACGTGTTGTCTGAAACTTTCGCAGCGCCTTCATCACGTAGCCTGCGACCTTCTGAGTTATCGTGTCTATTCATGTATTTATTTAATCCTCTTGGGTTTTGTTTCGGTCATGCGGGTAGTGCCTTGCTTGGTCTTTGCTTCCAAGCTGGAAGGCGTATACCCACGTTTATCCGCCCATGCGCGGAATGTTTTGCCATCTATCTCGCCGCCAAACAAGTCAATAATGTCGTTTATTGACGCACCTGTTGTCTCAGCAGCCTCAGCGATTGCCTCAGCCGTGAAGTATTCGCTGCCCTTGGTAGTGCTGATCTTCCAGCCAGCAACGTCAACGCCCTGAGCCATCAGGTCTTTGGCTTTGTCTTTCGCGTAGTCCCACAATTCCTTTTTGAAGATGTTCGCCATCTTCAGGAAGTGTCCAAGTTGTTCGGGGTTGCTTGTGACTTGCTCGCGCAATTGCTCAAGGCTCGTCTCGACCTTCTCGACAACAGCGAGTGAGTCGGACGTAGGCTTTACGATTGCGGGACAAGTGTTTCGCACCAAGCACCAGCCACAATATTCGCAGGGTGTTGGCTGTTTGTTTGGATCATTATAGGCCGATATGACAGCAGCGACGATAGCCTTGGCCTCGTCATGCGTGAATTCATGGACGATCTGCGTCTGCGAATCGCAGAAGAGCAGGATGCACGTCCACTTGTCCACGAAGTATGTCTCCATGTTGCCAAGTGCATACGCTGCCATCTGCTCCATGTAGTTCCTGATCTGTCCCGTCTTGAGATCCAGTGACATCTGGATCTTTGGGATACGGGCATCCTCAGTGCCTACGTGATCCATGCCGCTCGTCTTGACCTTGAGTTGCTCCTCGTCAACTATGACATTGGTATCCACGCAGTAGGCCAGCGTTGTTTCGATAGCCCACTGCACGGCTTGCTTTTCGGCATCCGCGAGTTGATCAAGCAACGCTATATTGCCCGATATGGCTGCACGGTATGCCGCATCCATGTTGGTTCCGCGCTGTGCCGCTGGAGACGAACCTCCAGACGGCTGATAACAAGCGCAAGCTGCCACTTTGGGCAGCATTGAGTGACGCAGGCTCATTTCGTAACGGCTGCGATGAACTTGTCAGGATGGGCCAGAATGCGCTCGCGGTAGGAGCCTTCAGGCACGTCTTTCCACGTCATGCCATCGGAGATGATATCCTTGGCGACGAGGAATGCAGTGGCAGCGTCACCGTGCTCTGCGATCTTGTCCTCCACGGGAGCATACCAAGCAATCTCCTCGACAACCTCAGCATCGATGACCTCCGCCTCGACCTCGACACGGGTTGACTCGACTTTGATCTCGACGGGCTTGGCTTTGGGCGCTGGCTCCTGCTGCCTGCTTGCTGCAGCGGCAGCGGGTGCTGCGAAGTCTCCCACTTCCTCAGGCGTGTATAGCCCCTGCAGGACGGCAGGGAACACGGCGCGGACTCCCTCGCTGACAACACGGGCGCGGAGCATCTGGCGCGGATACTTCTTCCAGTTGTCCTTGCCATCGATGCCTGCTGCCTTGGCGCGTTTCATGTCCCAATCAACGCGAAGCGATCCGCCCTGAGGGTGCGAGAAGGTTGCGCTGACTTGCGTGTCGGTATGGTCATGCCACTCGACCTTGCCGCCTGCTTGTTGGAAGCGAGCGAGCATGGCGTCAGAGCGAAGCGATGCCTTGCCCTGAATGATGTGGTATTCGGCTGCAACGCTGCCGGGGTGCTTGCCCTCAGCGGCTGCGACTATCATCAGGGCCAGCGCTTGATCGACGGTCTTAACGCCAAACAAGCTGGACTTGACGATTGCTGATGCCATCCGCTCCATGTCGGAGATCGACGGCTGTTGTGTGACTAGTTCTTGGCTCATGTATTTATTTAGTGGTTTAGGTTGAAGAATGCGGGATTGAGTTTCGGAGCGAGTGCCTTGAGAGTCTTGCGGCTCTTGGGGTAATACTCATTCGGATACTGCATGATCCAGCGGCTGCTTTTGTCATACTGAATGATGCGGTTCGTGATTGCGAATCGCGTTATATCAGCAGTGTTACGTAGGGCGAATGTCTTCATCAGGCGCTGACGATGTTTCTCAATCGTCTTCATGCTGATGTTCAGATCATCGGCCATCTCCTTGTTGCTGCGTCCAAGCGCAATCGCTGCTGCTACTTGGCGCATCCTGTTGGTCATTGTCATTGATGTATTAATGGAGCGAGCGGGAGAACCGTCAGCTATTCCCCCGCTCGCAGTGCTATGTTGGTTTTGACGTAGTGGTGCTGACGAAAGTCATAGTGCTAGATGGCTCGCAGGCTCTTGCCCTTGCACGTCTGAGCCTTGACCATAGTCGCGAGCACTTCACGGCAGCGCTCCTCATACTGGTCGAGGAACTCCTTGCGGCAGCGGCCCTTGATCCACCACTTGCCACACTCGTCCGCGAGTTTAAGCGCGAGCTTCTTGGAGTATGCGCGGTTGGTGACGCCACTGCTTTTCGCGGCACGGGACTTGGTAGTCTTGCCGACAACTTTGACAGCAGGCTTGCTGCTGGTGATCTTACTGCGACTGATGGATGCTGAATCTCCGAATGTCATAGTATGTATGGATGTATGGTTGTTGTTGATGCTCATTGATTGAGCATGGGTAATATAGCCCACCCCCATTTTGCCGTCAATCTTTTTTTTCGGGGGGGTAGGGGGTTCTACCCGCCAAGCCCTACGGATGATGGAGCCTAGGCGGGGGCGGAGCGGATCGTGGATAACCCCGTCGAGGACGGCGAAGGCATGGCCCCGTATGGTCACGTAAAAGGCTCCCTGAGGGTTCTGGCGGACGAATCGGCGGAGGCTCCCGCTACGGCACACTTGGGAGAAGCTGTAGCCCACGTCACGGGCCACTTTCTGGACTACCTGACGGAACGGGACGCCTCGACGGTCTTTGCGCCCTGCAGCCTTCAGCGCGGCATGGCAGCGCGGGTAGGGCAGGCCCGTCACGGCGGCTAGGGCAATGACCGTGCAGTCACGGCGCTCATTGAACCCCTCTGCCCTGAGGCTCTTGGTGTTCGTGTATGTATCCATGTATGGGATCCCCATGCGGGGGCTTGCGCCCCCGCACAGGGTGCTGGTCAGTTGTTGATGAAGTGCTGCGAGAGATCCCACAGCTTCTGGTTGAACTGCACGTCTGCAGACGGCGAGGAGATGCGGCGGATGCCGTGATAGCGGCTACCACGCGAGACAGTCTCCTGAACGCGATTGAAGACGCTCCACAGGTCGTTGCGGCTATCTTCCTCGCGGCGGACAACGCCAAGCGCGTTGAGTTGATCCTCGGACGGCTCGTCCCAACGGAGCTTTGCGGCTTCCATGACGAAGGTCATCTCGACCAACGGGTGCAGCTTGATGCTACGCATGGCCTTGATGGTTTCCAACATTTCGGGGGAGCGACGAGCAATGGTATCCACGGCTTCATGCGCGGCCTCTACGTTGCACTGACGATGAATCAGGCGAGTCTGGAATAGTGACGTTCCAGCGATGACTCCGTTGCTGCAGACAAAACGGAAAAACCCAAGCGCAACACGCAGCGAGGACTTCCCGTCATGGCTGTTGATGATGACGATCTCAGGCTGACCCTCGTCGCCTGCCATCGGCATGATGTCGTTGTGGCGGAGACGCACAACGTGTTTTTGGAACCCGCGAGTCTCGGCGCTATTGGCCCTGCAGACCTCGGTGATGCGCGGAACGAATCCGTGCTGTTCCAAATGACTGATGATGTCGCGAGTCGATACGAATCCGTATTTGTCGCTTGTTGTCGTAGCAGCGTGACTTGCCTCAAGAGGAGTCAGTGCCGTGTTGTAGTCGAGGTTACTGATCATGTTGTATGTATGGTTGGTTGTTAATCGTTCCTTAATGGAACATGGGTAGTATTGCCCATGCTCGTTTGCCGCGCAAGGGTTTTTTCAAACTTTTTTTCAGGCCCATTTTACTCTGTTAAATAGCCTTACCAACCCATCTCCAGATATGTCCGATCTGCTGACCATTCTCCATGATGGGTTCGTAAACGTGATTTGGTGTCGGCGCTTTCGGAACGCGAGGAGGCTTTGGTTCTTTCGGCAAAGGCGTCAGCACAACAGCAGTGCCTTGCATCTCAACAAACATTTCAGTGCCTTCACGCAGTCGCAATTTTTTACGCAGCTTTGCTGGTATGACAATCTGCCCCTTGGTGCTGAACTTGCAGCGATAAAAGTTTGTCATAGCTTTCATGCTAGTTGGCTCAGATCCATTCCCTCGTAGAGAGTTGATGCTGCAGCCTCCTCAGCATCACGCACCCACCTGTCCAATTCCTGATGGTTGAGACGGCAGACGTAGACACTGCGTCCACGATGTTCGCCCTTGTCGAGACTGACAAAGTAGAAGTAGCCGTCACCATTGCCGACAACCTCCAAGCCAGTATGCACGATGGCTTTGTTTATGCGCTTTTTAGTGAGCATTGGGAGCCTCCTTGATGCCAACGCAGCCAATATGCTCTAGCTGCTCGCGGCAGACGTTTTCAAAATAGCCTCGCACGTCTGCCATGATGCCGTTTGGCCCCTTGCAGATGATGCCCGTATTTGAGCCAAGTGCTGTCCCGTAGTTCAGCACCCAAGCCTCTGGATTCACGTCGAGCGTGAAGTTGATCCTGACTCGGATCGATTTTGGTCTTTTCATATATGTATGGATTGGTTTGTGGTGCGCTGTTGGCGCTCCATGCCGCCCCCGCCGTAGCGGGGGCAGGAGGAACGTCACTTCTTGGCCTTGTCCTTCATGCGGCGGGTAGGCCACTGGTTGAAGACTTTGCCCAAGCAGGACACGTTGATGATCTGCTGCGTTCTCCAATTCTGGACGCTGCTGTCAGCCATTGTGACCGTCAGGATGCTGTGCTGCCACAGGAAGCCAACAACGCTCGCTGCAACAACGCCAGCGCCAACCTTGGCGGTCAGCTTGGCAACGTAGGCATCGAAAGACGCACCAGCATCTTTGCGGACTTGCTCGCGCATACGAGCGTAGCGCTCTTCACTGATGCGAACCAATTCGGGAGCACCGTGCGGACGATATCCGAATTCGTTCTTGTTGGCGCTTTCGGTGATGGACTGAACCTTGGCGCGGAACTTTGTTTTCGTCATGTACGAGCAGCGGCTGTCGCGCATACCGTTCGGGCGAGGAGCGGCCTTGTTGATATCGTAGCCGTGCTCAACGAGCAGCGGAATGATCGTGTTCTCGACATAGCTGACGTACGCCTGTTCGGCACGGTCAACGCATTCGGCTTTCTGAGGCGCGATGGCCTCAGCTATCGGGTTGGTATGTATTGATGTATTCATCAGGTAGGAGTATTGCCCGTCCTTTGCTTTTGGTCAAATCTTTTTTTGGGGAGGGGGCAGGGATTTACCCCACCCCCTTTTGAGACTATTTAGTGAGCCAATTCAGCCCAATCTTCGTTGCTGCAGCCCCAATCCTTGAAGTCCTCGCACCCATCGAATCCTTCGTTGTAGGCCATTGCTTCCTTGGAGGTGAGTCTGGTGATCTCGTCTCCCACGTAGGACGCGCCGACATAGAAGTGCGGACTCTTGCTGCGTCCATAGTACGCATCGGAGTGTCCACGGTCATACGGACTGCCATGCTCGCGATCCAGACGCTCAGGAGTGCCGCGATCTGCAACCATCTCGGCATCGTGCTTATCGATGGCGTTAAGGATTGTCGCCTTCGCCGTCTCGAAACCGTCCTCAGGCTCAACTGCTTTGGTGTATCCTCCGACAGAAACGCGACCTGATGGACTGTCTGAGCACATGAAGTAAACGGTGTGCGCTCCCTTGGTTGCATACCGTCCAGTGTGTTCCTTGCTGTACGCATAGGAGGGATGAGAGAGGTATTGATCCATCGTCCAGCCGCCCTCTGCACGGATTTGCTCTCCAAGAGCAAAGATCTCTTTTGTTGTCATTGTCTGAAACGTCTTTTTGACAGGTTCAGCACAGCCTGCGCTTTCGGCGTACAGCGCTTCACGCTTCGCGTTTAACGCTTCCTGCACGTTGATGCGGTCAGCGGGATAGCGGATCTCGCCTTCGTACTCCAACTGTTGCTTCTCGGACGTTGTCTGGTAGTCAGCGCTGACCTCTTCCCACTGCACGGGAAATTCTTTGAAGCCAATGCTGTTGCTGCACTTCGCTGCGACGAATGCCACTGCGTCTTGGATGCTTTGCACTCCAGTGATGATGTAGTCATTGCCGCCCTTGAATTTCCAGTGGGCATTCCCACTGGAGAAACGCCCGTCTTTATCGTGCGCTCCGTAGTTCTCAAGGGTTTGGGTGATGACTAGGTATGTATTGGTGTATGTATTCATAACGGGTAGGAGTATTACCCATCTCCAATAAGCAGTCAATAGGAAATTTTAGCCCTATTTTACAGAGTAAAAGTCCGATTTTGGCAAAAAATTGGGGGAGAGACTTTCGCCTCTCCCCCGTTACGTGCATGAGGCACGTTAGCCCATTGCCCGTGCTGATTAAGCCTGATCTTCGACTACTTTCAAGTCTGGAGTTGCAGGGCTTTCTTCGCTCGCCTGCTCAGGCTGTTCGCTCGTTGTTTCAGCACTTTGTTTTGCTGCCATTTTTTCAAGCAGAGCAACAGCAACCATCAAGCGCATGGAATGCAGCTTGGTTTGCAAGATGATATCTTGAAAGACGGCTTCGGGGGTGACCTTGTCGATTTCGATCTGCTTGAGAACGCCTTCGACAAGCTGTTCAGGCGTTTGGGCCTGCTCGTTGGTTTGGTTTTCTTCGCTCATGGTTTTATTTTTCTAAAGTGTCGCGCTCAACGAGCATTGCCGTAGCGATTTCATACGCTCGTTTAGCTGCTGTATCAGCCGAAAGATTGTCTTTGAAAATTCCTGCGAGAAGACCTTGCAGCGCCATGCCTGCGAACCAATCGCGGATAGCCATGCCACTATTGGGCTTCACTGAGGGGATTTTTCCGTCCCCTGAAAATGCATTCACGGGGAATGCTGGATGATTGTTAAGGCGAGCCATATCTATCGATGTAGTTGATGCGTTCATAAATCTATTTATTCGGGTGACGCTACGTCAGCGGCATATGGTTTTGCAAGGAAATAGCGGGGAGAGGATTTGAACCTCTGACCTTCAGGTTATGGGCCTGACGAGCTACCAGACTGCTCCACCCCGCAAAGTTGTTATTTGGCGCGTTTTCTTGCAGCTTTCTTTGCTTCACGTTGCACCGAATAGGCAATAGCAAGAGCCTGTTTCTTAGGCTTTCCTGACTTCAATTCAGCCTTGAGATTTCGGGTGAAGCAGTTCTGCGAGGCGCATTTTCGGATAGGCATATTAAACCTCCACACCTACGGCTTCTGATAGTTTATCGATGTTCCCGTTGTCTAGCTCAAAAGCTAGGTTAATGACCTCGGTTTCATCGGTTGTTTTCGGATCGTAGTAGATCTCGCCGCCAACATACGGGACTGCCTCCCAACCTTCTGGTTGCTCGTCCCATTCTGAAAGTAGGATGTCCATTAAGGTATCTTAATAGGGGGGAAAGGGGTTTTCAACATCGAACCGACAACATCGTTGTCAGTCACAGGCTTGCCTTTCTTGGCGTTCGCAGCAAGTTTTTTGTGCTCCTTTTCATAGTTCGGGAACAGCTTCCTGAGATGTGTCGGAGTCTTAATCAGGAAGTTATTGCCGTTGGCAGGCCCAAGCATGACCCAAGGGTAGGAGGGATGGATCTTGAACTTTGGATTCTTCAGGAGCGTATCCCGCATCTTCTTCTCCGCTGGACTCATGGAGGCTTCTTGCTTTGCGTCTTTGCCAAAGTATAGGGCGAAAGCCTTGGGATTTGTGGAAAGCTGGATCACAGCCACAGCTTGGCCTGTGCTGGCATTAATCATGTCTTCAGAGTCCTGAAGCGCCTTTACCAGATTGGGTAGAGTTGGAATGCCAGAAACAGACTTTGTGGCTTCGCCTCGCGCTGTGAACGAGTACGCCAAGAACTCCTGCAGGAAGTTCTTGTTAGAACCCAACGCCAGAAGTTTCTTAAACCACGGCTTATTCTTATGTGCATTGTAGACCTTCAGAGCCTCGGTCTTCGCGGTAGCCAGAAGTTCAGGGGTATCTTTGGCAACGCGATTCTTGATCGGGGTTAGCGCCTTGTTGAAGGCAATGATTGCATCCTCTTGAGGCGTATTCGCAGGCGCTGGAATCGGATCTTCTCCACGCTCTGCCCGTAGACGGTTTTTCGCCATGCGCCTTGTAGCAGCCTTAATCCGTTGCGCCTTGAGATTGCCAATCTCCAAAAGAACGTGAGTCAGGTCGATCACCCAAGGCTCCAGTTTCCCTGCCTTGTTAAAGGCATCAACCTCTTTGATGTAGTCCGTCCCGAAAGCAATGTTAGAGCGATGGGCATCGTCCGCCATGACTTGGACGAGATGGTAGCCGTCATCCACATACTGTTTCATCCTATTACGCACGGCATTCACTGGCCCAAGCCCAAGGTTGCCCCAAACAGCCTTATATAAGATGCCATCTGGCCCCATGACCGTCTCCTGATTGGACTTGAGAAATTCATGCATCGGCCCACCCATATCCTTTCCAAGGGTGTGATGCCTGTCTGCCTGCACCATGCCAACGCGCTTGCCACTAATGTCGCTCAGATCTTTGACGATTGGTTCGACAACCCTGTTCGGATCTATTTTGACAAGAATCTCAGTGCCAGTGTCATCGATTAATCCACCATAAAAGAATCCGCGCTGAGGCGCTTTCTTCGGCAGCTTAACCTTTCCAGCTTTTGTGATTGTGAAGTCAGCGACAGGAGGATTCTTGCGCTTGGGAAGCATGAGGGGCATATCCCCTTCCTCAGGCGGCTCAATTGAGCGTGAGATGAATCCTCCGCCCTCCATTTCGGTCACGTCATTGAACTCAGGATTCAGCAGTTCGCGGATGGCGGCTTCTTCGTCTTTCCTATACTGCTCCAAGGTCTTGCCCATCGTCCGCATATGCAGCAAGTCCAGCGTCTTGGTATCAATGTCCACCACGTCACCCAAGACTTCGGCAGCATTGAGCATATCGTTATTCGCTGAATAGCCCGGGTTGTAGCCCTCAGGGAATGTTCCAGCAGGAGGATGCACGGCGGACATCACGTTCGACATCTCGGTCAGGATCTCATCAATCGGGCGCTGCATCCCGTTCGGGAAGTGCTTCTTTAAGACCATATATGGATCGACCCTGTCGCCAGTGCGCTTGTCTGTAGCCGTAACTTCAGGAAGAGAAGCCGTCAGGTCAGAAAGCAAATCCATCATGTAAGACATCGCCGTCTTGTTTAGTTCAATAGAATTGGTCAGTTCTTCGGCTCGTTCTTTGGCGTCAGCGATTGGAATCTCTCCACGGTTCAGGCGCTCCAAAAAGCCCTTATATTGGCGCTGGAGCATGAATGGCTCAAAGTCATTCAGAATCCTGCGAGCGATGGTTGTCAGATGGAATGACCTGTCCAGCCTGCCTAGATCAGCCATAACAAGCCCTGTGAGAGGCGTATTGACCAAGTCCATGCCATCGGCCTCAAATCGGTCTTTGCGCCGTAGAACGTCATCCTCGGCCAAATTAGGATCTCTCTCGTAGCGTTGCGGCATGAAGCCAGCATCGGCCTGTGGATTCTCCCCATCAGAAATCCTGTCAATGGAATCGACCCATTCTATCCACTGCTGCTCCCCGTAGCGGCTTTTCATCAGGCTGACAATTGCCTCCTTATTGATGCCCCATTCGATGGCTTGCTCGCCATTGGCGAACTTGATCAGCCAACGGGTATTCAAAGCATCGTCCAGCAGCTTGCCACTAGAGGCCAGCGTCCTGTTGAAGTCAGGCGTTCTAGCTTCTTCGCGCATCTCCTGCTCAGCAATCTGGTCTTCCAGCGAGGGGATAAGCGCCTCAAATCCATTGATACGGAGCGTGTTCTCCCAAGCCCCTGCCTTATATCGCGGCCTATCCGTTCCAATAATTGGCGAATCCAACTGCTCAAAGCGCTCCATCGGAAGACCGTTCTGCTTAAACATATTTTGCAGTTCGGCTTGAGCCTGCTCAAAGGTCTTGAGCGGAGGCGGAACAAGCAGCTTGGAGTCTTCGGACGTGTCGCCCTCAAAGTATAACTCAGGAGAGAATGCGCCGTTACCGTCAGGGCCGGGGACAACACGGATACGGGCAATCCAGCTTCCCTTTTTCTTATCCAGTTCGCCATCGAACCGCACATAGGTAGAAGGCTCGCGTTGCGGCATGAATTGCGGCTGACCTTCCGCTTCGACACGGGAAATTAATTCGGACGGAACGTCTACCTTCCAGATAGGAACAACGCCTTCAATAACGCGCTTGCTAAAGTCTAAAGCCTCAGCAGCCGTATTAAATTTCGGACTGATAGGCTTCACTTCTTCAGAAGTGCTAACCCAATAATTTTTGCCATCGCTTCGGACTTTCACGTTTGCGCCCTGTTGACCATATTCAGGGATTGTAAGGAATGTATCGGCCACTTTAGCCCCATAGGGCTTCATGTATTTCCCAATGTCTGAAGGCTGAACCATATCGTAGTAGCCCTTCATTCCCTCTCCGCCGATTGTCATGTCTGCTTCGGCAATTGACTGCCTGCTTGGGCCAGAACTGCTGATAATTTGTTCGGCCATTTTCTTGCCGATAATTTCGCTTAGCTTGACCTGAGCGGGGCGCTTGCCTTCTTTTGCCTCTTGCTCGACTTCCGCTAGAACGTCTTTGATTCGTCCACGGGCATCTATAACAACGCCATCACGTTTTCTTACTCTAGCGAATCCAATTTCGCCCGGCGTCTGTAATACTTCTACGTCCTCTCCATCAAATGATCGGTCATAAATCGGATCGTTCTTATAGAAAGAGACGAGCATATTTGGATTTTCAGGGCCAGCCTCATCAGCATAGCCAATGCTATCAATAATCTGACGCATCATGTCTTGATAGCGCTCAACCTGAGTTACCCCCTTAGTCCACCCAATCCACTCAACATTTCCAACTGGCTTGCTCGGAATGGCATTGAACGCATTTATTGCTTCGTCACTTGTTGCTCCATAAGCCTGCAAATACCGTTCGTGTTTTCTGACGGCATCATCAAATGCGCCACGGCTTACCGCTTCATCAGCCGAAACAGCCTTTTCTAAAAGCCTTTTATAAAGCTGAAGACCCCAATCGCGCTTGAACGGCATATCAGCAATGCCCATAAAGTCTCCATCTTCTGCTTCTTGCTTTAGGGTTGCATCGTCAATCAAGGTTTTAGCCATTTCCCCCAAGGTTAATTGGCTTCCAGTAAGGGGATCGGTGACTTCTGTGGAATCGTTGAGAAGTTTTGTAACAGCCTTTTTCAAAGCAGATGCTTCCATGCCGTCCGCCTGCATTCGTAAATCGTGATACGGGGCAGAAGAATCCATTAATGGGTTGGACTCTAAGTCACGCTGAACCTCTTGAATGGTTTCCTTAGCAGCCTCCCTGCTTTGCTTGGCAAGAAGCGCCACATATATATTTTCGATTCTCCAGCGGTTCAGAACATCCAATTGCTTTAATGGATCCTCTTCCCTCCATCCGTAGTCGCGGCCTTTTTGCGCCCTGTCGGATTGGAACTCTTCGATCATTATTCCCAAGCGCCCGTTTTCATCTAAACGGTATTTATATCTGACATGACCCAAGTAGCCGGGGGCATTCTTATAATGGCTAGAACGAAACTCTCTAATTGGCTTTCCTTCGCGATTTGGACGAGGAGCCATTGTTAAAACCATCTCATAATATCCGTCTCCGCCCTCAAGCGTGTAGGTTTTATAACGATCTCCTCCATCAACGCTAATAAGTGTCGGGCGATTGGCGACGATGTTTTCCAGCAGACGTTCTTTGTTGACCTTGCCATCGTTCTGAGCGGCGAGATTATTGATGATCCTGACGGCATCGGTAAACAAGACCTCGTCTTCCCTGACCTTGTTGGGTGAATTCCAAGAAACGCGAACATTTACGCCTTCCGCCGCACGGGATCTGGCTGCAGCTTCTGCAACTGCTTTTTGATCTGCAGGAACCCTAGCGACAACCATTGTTTTCTTCTTTCCGTCAACTTCCGTTTCTTCGGTGACGATATATTCTCCAAGCATTGCCAGAGCCTGCTGTGCTGTGACTGCCTTGCCCTGAATCTTGTTCTCCAGTACGCGCCCAAGCTGACTATAAAAGCCTTTTTCGCTTGTGGGTTGCTTCAGTTCCCTACGGGGCATGAAAACTGGAAGGCTGTTTGTATTTACAGCGTCTGCAAGCGCTGGAGTTATCGGGAAAATCCAACCGTTGTCGGCATCAAGGTAATCAAACTTCTCTTGTTTCTGTGCTTCGCCAACTGCCTTTTCAAGACTTGTATATTCTTCTACGGCCCTGTCGGGAGCGGTTGGATCAACAGGATCTTTAAGATCCTTCATTCCAAGATATACTGGATCACTTAATCCTTGGTCGTTTGGTTTCGGAACTTGGAATGGGAATACCTTGCTGCCGTATTTTTTCAGGAACTTATTGACCTCATTGACAGCAATTGTGTCGTAGTACGGCTTGAACTTCGCTCCACCAAAAAACGCAGATCCGCGCTTCGGCTGAATTGTTTGCATCCCCTCTTGAGCCTTAGAGATAACCTCATTCGCCAAATCCTTGGGCAAAATTGTGCTTAGTGACTTTCCTTTGAAGTCAAACTTCGACATACCGGGAGAGTTTTCATTGTAAATGATCTCCTTGGTTTTCGGATCAACAGTAACAAATGTGTAAACGCCGCTAGATGTGTACAGAAAAACTTCCACCTGATCTCCGTTCAGGACAGATCGATACTGTACCTTTTCTAAAGGAGCCATGTCTCGCCAGCGTTTTGCTTGAGTCTCTCCGCCTGACCAGTAGACGTATTTATGTCCGCTTTTGACTGCGTCTACTATCTGGTTTTTGATCAATGCCATGCCCCACTCGCGGCTTTGGCTGAATGGCGCTTCTGGAGGAGCCTCAGCGTTTTGTACAATCGGATCACCCGCTTGAATCCGTAGCTTCATTTGCGGGACAGGTTGTTGGCTGGCATCAATAACTCCGCCCTTCATTGGCAACCTGATGCCCTTTTCTCTTGCTTGTCTGATTTTCCAGACGTTTTGCAAGGTTGAATTCTGCCCAAATTGTTCTAAATACTCGTCCAAGTATTGCTCGGCATCTTCTTGCCGATCAAAATCTTTCTTCAGAACAATGTCTGGCCCGTTGTCAAAATTAGCGATGACCTCATATGATGTGTCATATTTGCGATAGCCAATTGGATTTCCTTGCCCATCTTTTTTGCGAGCGGCTTGGTTTCTGTCACTTTGCATCTCATGGATGTGGCTGATAGGAACCAAATGACTTGTGCCTGTTCCGCCATATGCTCGCATCGGAACATCTGGAGACTGAAAATTCCAATTATAGTATGCTGTATAAAAGTCTGCTTCCTGAGGAGTTATGACTCCATTTTTTACAGCAGTTCCAATAACATACAGAGGAATTCCCGTTTTGGCATCCCACTCGGCAAACGCAGGATCGCTTTTGTATGATTTTTTTAGTTCCGATTCGATTTGTGGAAGCGTCCGCAATGTTGGATCAATGATCATTCGATCACCAACGCGCATATGCGCGATATAATACGGATAGTTCTCGTAATGAGTTTCGCGAAACTCAAGACCCTCGGCGCGTCCACGGTTGCTAATTTGAAAATCTAGATCGCCCTCTTTAGAAAGGCTTTTCGCGACCCTTTCGGCTTCTGCCCTAGTCTCATAAATTCCCTGAGGCGGCTGAATGTTGGGATAGACTCCCCGTCCAGCGGCAAAATCAATCTCATACTTGCCAGCGCCATACCCTGAATCTTTCGGTCTTTTGCGGACTTTATATTTTACAACTTCTAAGTTCGGACGAACCTGAAGGACTTTTTCGCGGTAGTTTGTGTCTCCAAGAATGCGATATCCAGACTCTGCGTATTTGGTATACGTCTTGTCTCCATAGCCAGCCATTCCGGCAGGCCAGAATCTGCGAATTCCAAGTTCCCCAATGCGATAGGTTCGATTTATCGGATCTTTAATATATCCGTTGATTCTCCAATAGGTAGCAGACTTTCTTTCTTCGGCTGTAATCTGATTGTCTATGTCGGCAAGGTTGGATTCTGCCTCGTCAAAAGCTGAATCACGCTCTGCAACAGCTTTATCAAGCGCTCGCATTGCCTTCGGAGTTGCCAAATCTTTGTCTGCAGATCTCTCTAGTTCAGCAGTTATTTCCTCGCGCTTCCTCAAATATTCGGTGTCAAGGCGCTCCCATTCTCTGTTAGAAAGCACATCACGCTTGTCGGACAATGTTTGCGCTCTTTCATCTGACGCCTCTGCCGTTAAGCGTGACCATCTTTCCGCTTCGTCTGCTCCAAACTCATCAAGCGCTTCAAGCGTTTTTAGAAGAGCATAGCGCTCAAGGCTCCACCCTTGTTTTTCAAGTTCTGCAGTGACCTCTTCTTTGATCACGCTGCTAGGTATGCGCTTCCTTGCTTTTCTAAGCGCACCAATCGCCTCATTTTCACTATAATATGCTGGAGAACTTACTACGTTTTGCGGAGGAACCCAAATTTTTCCGCCTTCATCATAGATGCTATACGTTCCTGTATCAGGATTCTGTTTAACGGTGTAATTTCCAACAAGTGCAGGAACTCTTTTGCGAGCCTCGTTATCCAAATCAATATATTTTCCAAACAAATCTTCTAATTTTGTCAAAAGCCTTTTCCCGCTTGGGGCCATGTTCTTCCACGAAAGCGCCCTGTTAACAGACTCCTGCCCACCAAGTATGCTAAGCATGAACTTGATGTTGTTCTGACGGAGATACTCCATCAGGTCTGCCTTATTTACGTTCTTTCCGCCCTTGCTCAGCGTATCAATGGCCTCATTGATACCGCTCCACTGAACCTCAGCAGGCTTAACCCCGTTCTGAGGGTTGTTCACAATGGCCCGAATTTGCTCAGGAGTCGCGGAAGCGCCCTGAATCTTCTGATCAACTACGTCCTCAAGCTGGCTCTTAAAGCCGGGATAAACTCGCTCGTCAATCGTCAGTTCGCGCCTTGGGCGCATCGGCATGAACGCTGCAGCCTCTCGGAGATCGCGCAATTCTTGCAGTTCGTTTGCGTAGTCTTGTCCATAGGCTTCGGAAAATTGATCTCCTAGCGCCTTCTCTTCCTCTTCAAGCACCCTCAGGCGCTCGCGCTGTTCTCCAGACATCCTGAATCCCTGTTCTTCAACTGTTTCAGGTTGACGAATGCCGCCTTCACGCTGTGGCATGAAGTTGGCTTTCGCCAGACCATAGGCAACTGGCATTTTGGGAAGAGATGTCGGCGCAATCTGTGCAATATGGTCTATTCGGACGGACATAATCGTCCGATCCATATTGAGATCCCTCGGATCGCCTTTCTTGCGGGGAACTTTTGTTCTGTCGGGATTCGCGCCCTCGGTAGCCGTGTCAAAAAGGTTCAGGAAGTCGTTGAAGACGTTGCGCTTCATTGCGGCTACCTGAGGATCGGCATCCAGCAACCGCGCATTCGGGCCTGCAACCTGACCAGATTCGGTGTATCCACTGCCGGGCAATCCCTGCTGCCAGTTATAGAGATACTTGCCCGTGAATTCGTTCCAAAATTGCTCCTTACTGCCCTTCCAAGGCATTAGACGCGCAGGCATTCTGTCGCCCCATGCATGGAGCTTATCAAACATTCGTCCAGCCGATATTGCCGTGAAAAGAAAGTTTCCTGCCTTGGACATCATCAAGCCAATCGGAACCAAATCGTAGTATTTAGGCGAGAAAGCCTCATACTCGCCCTTCTCATTCATCATCGCTGCGTAGTTGACGAGAAACCGCGAGCCATCATTGCGAACCAACGCATCGTTAATATTCAGAATGACATCTTTGATGCTCTTCGGAAGAAGCGTTTCGGGAAGGCTTTTGATGGCCTCAACCTGAAGAGGACTTAGCGTTCCCCGCATCGTCTCTCCGCCTTCTTTGGTAGGATCAAAGCGGTTCGGAGCACCGTAGTCAGGAGTGTCCAAGGCTTCTTGGATCAGCTTATTGCGCTGTTTCAGAATGCGCTTGGCTTCTTTTGGCTGATGGAATCGGGGGGTAACTCCGTCTGGCTGCATGGCAACCTGTCTCGCCACAACAATCTTGCTGCCGACAGGAACTCCCTGAAGATTAATCTCCGCTGAGATTGGCCCGTAGCCGTTGCTCTGTTGAACTCCGCTTTCAGTAACGTCCCAAGAACCCTCATAAACAAGCGGCCCTGAAAGGGCTTGCGGAGCGCCAATGGCAGTTCCATCAGGCCCGATAATCTGAGCCTGCACTTCAGTGACGGGCAACGGGCTATACGTTCCGAAAGCCTCAAGCAACGCCTTGTTCTTGACCAGTTCTGAACGAGTAATTCTAGGAGCTTGCTTGCCCTTAACGGCGGGACTGATTTGACCCTGCAAGTCGATCATGGCTTCAAGCGCCTCCCTAGCAAGCAACTGAACCTCTGGAGTGAACCGCGCTCCGCTGTTGTCTGAAATAATGTCCTGAGAGTCTGGAATATTTAGAAGCTGTTTCATTTGAGACAGCTTCTTAGAAAGCATTTCAAACTTGTTCCTCTTGAATGCCAGCATTGCCTTGTCAAAAATCGCTTGAATAGCGGGAGTTGGCGCTTTGCCAAATACACGGCTCATGCTGTCGGCAGCTAGATCAGCCGTGATTTCTTCGCGTAGCTTTGCCGCTGCCTCTTTCTGATTAACAAGGATTTGGCCTGTTGCGGGATCTCTTAGGACTTCATTTGTAACTGGATCGCGCTGAGCAACAGCCGTAAGGAAAAATTCAGGATTAACAGCCGTTCCTGCGTATTTATTCACATAGAGATCTGCAAGTTCAGCTTCTGTAAGCCCTTCTCCAACCTCAGCTACAACCTGACCATCAGCATTTCGGATCTCCTCCTTGAAAAGAATGCGATATGGCTCAGCCATCAACTGCTGATATTCGGGAATTTTGCTGAGATGGTGACCAGCCTCATGCCGCAAAGCGGTCAGTGGATCTTGCCCGTTGTTAATCCGCCTAATAACGGCATCGGTATTGATGACCATCGTTGGCTTGGCATCGTCCATGACGATCTTTGGCCCACGGAACTTGGGAATGCCGCCATACATGACGGTATCGTCTATTGTCCCATCGTAAAATCCGTCCTGCTCAGCATATGTATTCAGGACATCTTCGCTTTCATTCGGATACTTGGCGCGGAGATGGTCTTTGATCTGCTGTGTGCTTAGAATGCGAATGCCAACATTGTTTTGTCCACGGACAAATCCGCCGTTTGCAAGGCTATTAATGCCTGCCAGATCTAGGAGATATTGCCGTCCGAATTCATTGCGAGTTTGGACGTTTGCGCGTTTCATCCGATCTAGCGCACGTTGATTATTCGCAAGATTTTTACCCGTTGCCGCGATTAGGTCAGGATTATTAGTGGCAACAGCCGCCTGATTTAGCTGAGCAGCCTGATCAAGCCTCTGTTGTTGGTTTTTCAGGACAACATTCCAATCTGTCATGGCGTCCACGTTGCCACGATCAACGGGATTTAGATCTTGGTATGCTTTCCAAGCATCAACGTCTTCTTTCCGCCTGCGTCTTGCATCGTAAACAGGATCATCCATCCCGAATACTTTGTTCATTGCACGGGTTTGCGTCCGTCCCAAGCTAGACCAAAGAAGTCCCTGACCAAGCATGGCAGACATCTCTTCGGCATCCTGTGAATCAGCAATTCCAACTGCCAAGCCAACCAAAGTTGGTTCTACACCCGCTCGGATATATTCCCTTGTGTTGTCAATAATGCTGTCGAGGCGTTTGCCACCAGATGCAGTGAGCCTGTCGCTTAATCCGCCCTTTATAGACGTTACTCGGATCGGCTCGCCTCCCTCGGCGCGAGGCGCTCCCTTGCCTGCCTGACGGTCACGGCGGAGTTTGGACATCGTCTCAAAGGTTCCCGCCTGACCTCCTGCAGAAATGCGCTTGGCCTCATAGTAGTTTCGGATGAACTCAGGAGTAGACTTCAGCATCCGCGCTCCAATTAGCCCCCCAATGACGCCAAGAGGAGAGTCAGGCTCTAGCCCGTATCCAATTCCAGCACCAGCAACATAGGGTGAAACTTGACGAATTTTCTTAAAGAAATTGCTTCGGTCAATGGCCTCTTGCGCCCGTTTAAGCGACTCATCTACTGCGACTGCAGCTTTTTCTCTTCCAGTAACGCGCTGCGTCTTTTCAAAGTTCGCCTGCTGTTTGGAGCGTAGCTTTGCGGCATCTTCTGCAAGAAGTTTGTTAACCTCATCAGGGGTTTTTCCACGGAAACGCAAATAATTGGTAACCTTTGGGGTAGCATACGAACCCAACTTCAAAAGGTTCATGCCATATCCGACAGCATCTAGACCGAATCCTTCAGGCAAAAGGATTTCGCCAGCGGTCATAATATCTTGATCCAATTCAGGAATTAGCTTTTTAGCTTCTGCAATGCTTTCCAATCCGCCAATGGTCATCGCCTCAAGATCATCTTGACGTGCAGAAATTGCTTGTTCGCGGGTAAAGTTGTATTCCCGCATATAGTCCTCAACTGTACCAATACTGGATGTTGCAACTGCATTAACTGCTGGTGCAATGAAGTCCAAATACCTGTGATATGCAGTAGGATTGAGCGACTCAAACTCGTATGCCGCACCTTCAAAGTTCTTCCGCGCCTTCCATCGCTCAAAACTGGTATCGTAGCTGTTTAAGCCAACGCTTTCGCTAAGCAAATCCCATCCCTCAATGCCGCCAGCGCCCATTTTTTGGCCTAGTTTGGCAAGTTGATATGGGAGATCTACGGCAGGAGAAACAAATGCCATAGGCGCTGCTTTAGTCTTTTCAATGACGTTCTGCTGCGTTGCCAGAATCTGCTCGCGCTGCTCAGGAGTGTATTCCTCCATCACCAAATCAAGATACTCTTTGCCAGTGAACTCTATGCCTCCGCCCGTGTATCCAGTTTGTGGATAATACTCACCAATTCTCTCAGTTACTCGTTCACGGGCGCGAGGAGGAAGCTGCTCATGCAATTGCCATGCGAGATTGTAGTCTTTTCCAGTGATTTCTCCTAAAGCGACATCTCTAATCCCTTTAGCCGCCCCTTTCGCAACCCCTGCCAACGTCTCGCCAAAGGCAACCGTCATATCAATAGGGAATTTCGCAACTGCTCCGCCAAGGTTCATCCATTGCTCGGAGTTTTTCGGTATGCGCCAAGCGCTATTTGAGCGAATATAGTCGTAAACCTCGCGCTCCTGCTTCGCATTCAGCGGAATGTCTGGTCTGATTTTGACGGCTTCAGCCAAATCTTCGATGCTCAAAGAATCGCGGAGATCCGTCATGTTGGAATCCATCTCATAGCCGGGCTGATTAGCCGAAAGCTGCAGGAAGATGTCCAATGGCTTGGTTGAAATCTCTTGTTTAGGAGCCTCTTCTTTAGGCTGAGTAATAATCTCAGGGGCTTTGGTAGGTTCCTCCTGTCTGAATGGGAGCATCCATGCCTTCCAATCCTTCGCGGGGGCGCTTATCTCCGCGCCTTTGAACATTTGGTCAGCCTTGACAGGCTTTCCAGCCTCTACGCTCTCAGGCTCAGGATTTGCAGGCAGCGGAGGGGCTTTTTCGGCTTTTGCCGCCTCAGTCAATGGCTCTGCAACAGTACCTTTTTCGGGAACAACTGGAGGAAGCGCCATCCGTTCGCGCTCAACAACATCTTCCGCCTCAGCTAGAATTTGCTCTGCAGGCATCAACGCAGAAGACGGCTCTTTCTCTTTTTCAAGAGCCTCCTCTGCCTCCCGCAAGATCTCTTCGGCGGTTGCCATGTTAGTCTACGGCGATTGCTTGTTCTTCTTCCGCTTGCAGGACTTTTTTCTGATTTAACAGTTCTTTCAGTTCAGTAAATCTTGAGTTATACTCTTCTGTTCCCTTTTGAAGACTTGTCATTTCAGTAAGTTTCGTCCTAATTTTTGAGTCAATGTCTCCAAGAGGATCGGGAGTTTGGAGATCAATGGCAACCATTTCTGGACGAATTCCAGATTGTTCAGCCAACTTTTTATAGACACTGGTTAACTGATTTTGGCCGCGCTGCCGTTCCATAAACAGCGATTTACCCTGTTTTACGAAGTTTTTGCGTTGGTCTGGAGCCAATCTTCCGCCAGTGAGCAGACGATTATACTCTGCCCTGATTCGGTCAGGAACGCCAGCGGCATTCTGAGCGTTGGCAAACTCTTGTTCGCGGACAACACTGCCCGGGTCTAAGAGCTTCATAAAGCTGAAGATCATCGCGAGATCTCCAGCGCCCTCTCCTCCAGACTCGGCCATCCTTTGTGCGCTCTTGATGTTTGCCCAAGCGTTCTGGACAACCATGTAATCCTTTGATTGCGCGATAAACTCTTTCCTGAGCTTTTGTTCTTCGTCTGTATTAGCGCCAGCGGGTGCTGACGCTCCTGCCCTTGTTTTTTCAAGTTCCAGCTTTGCTTTTTCAAGAGAAAGTCGCTCTGCCTCGGTCTGAGGAGCCTTTAGTTTTGGAGGCATGACCTCCCAATATGTTTCGCCAGTTTCGTTGTCTACGCGCTGTTCTACAACTGGACGCTCATAGCTATCAGGAAGCGGCATTTCGGCCACCCTGCGAGCTTCTTCGTATGTGGCGTACGCGCCCGGCTGCATTCCAGCAGGGAATTCTGCAGGGACTGCAGGCGTTGGAGCAGAAACTCCAGCGAGTGGTGCGCTCCTTTCTAGTGCGCTACCCAAGACGGCTCCACGGACTTGCTGACGCATTTCTTGGATCTGCTTCTCCGTCTCGGAAGGAATATATGATACGTTAATTGGCGCTGAAAGATCCGTAAGAGGAAGCCCCATTGCGTCCGCTGGCAATGCAGGAGGAACTCCACCAGCCTGTGCAACAGCATATTGTTGTGCCATCTCAGGACTAATCCGCATCTGGTCAGGCGGGACAACATCAGAGGCTCCAAAAATGTCTTCAGTGCCAACGGAGCCGGGCGTAAAAATCGGCGGAGGAGTCAGGTTAAACAAAGAACCACCAGCAGGCTCAGGAAGGCGCTCGTCTTCTTCTGGAAGCGGCTCAAGTTCTGGCAACGGCTCTAGCGGCACATCTTCGGGAGCAATATTCAGATTCGGGTCAACGGGGGTTTCCCCCTCGAAATCTTCCTCATCCTCAACGTCTCCGCCCCTGCGAGACGGAACGGTAGAAGGCTCGCCAATCATTCGGCGCGGAGGTTTTTTGTTTGCGCCAACTTCGTTAAGACGATTTGACGCTGCTTCTCTTAAATATTGGATGCGCTTCTGCAAAGCCTCTGAAGACCTAGCAGATTTAATCTGTTCAATATCCAGCGCCCTGCTGTGCTTGCGTTCTTCTGCCTCAAGCGCTTCTTGTCGCTCGGAAATTGCCGTCAGTCCCTGAAGCGCTCCAGTTCCTAAAGCCTGTAGGCCACCATATGCAGCGACAGCAGCGGCCTCTGGATTCTCGTCTCCTAAGGCATAAGCGCCAGCAACATCTCTTGTGAAATCTGCAGGAGTAGCAACTGCTCCAAATGGAGCCAATCCCTCAAGCGCAGACGTAATTTTAGCCTGTCTTGGGGTGAATGCGTATCCTGCTGTTTCTGCTGACATTCGCGCTGCCATATTTTTAAGTCCCTCCGTAAGTTAAATTAGTCGCGGGAATATTGAAACGATTGCTTCGGACGTTGCGTCCACCCGATTCCAGATTTGCAGCCGCTACAACGGCAGGGGCAACATTGCTTGGAGCCATATAAGGAGTAGTGGATGACATAGCGCCACCACCACCAGCACCGCCGACATTGGAAAGCGCCTGAAGTCGAGCCGCATTGATGTCAAATCCTCCGCCAACATTGCCAATCGATGTATTGGCTAGAGCGTATTGTTGACCAGCAGCGGCATCTGCAGCCATTTGTGCTGTATTCATTGCGCTCAATCGCCCACCCGCCCTCACAACGGAAGCATTTTGTGCCGTTGCAGCCGATTCGTTTTCTGCAGCAATTGCCGCATCTCTTTGACGTTTTGCCTCGGCTTCAGCAGCCGCTTTTTTCTCTGCATCAAGTTTTGCTTGTAGAGCCTTGATAGCCTTGTCGTTTTCTGCCTGTTGTGCCGCCGAAGTTCCTCCGACAACCGTCACTGTTGGACGTTGCGGGTTTACAACTTGGTTAACCGCTCTTCCCACATTTTGAAACGCTCCTCCAACGGCGCGGCCAGCACCACTAAAAGCATTTCCAATGGATCTTGTGACATTATTAAATGCCTTACCAATAGACTTGAAAAATCCAAGCATTGGCAAAAGCAACCATTCAGGACGATCAGGAGAGAACGCCAAGCAAATGGTATCGATGACAAAGTCAACAATACTCATTGTTATGCTCCTCCGAATGTCAAGTTCTGAGCCTGTGGCAGTGCGAATCGATTTTGCGGGGCATTTGTTCCGCCTGCTTGCGCGTTGGCAGCAAGCAATCCCTGAGGAACTCCCATCGGGGTAGCTCCACCTGAAGCAGCAGGGCCAGACGCATATGGCAAACCAGCAGCAGCGCCTGCACCAGCAACATTGCCAAGAGCTTGCATCTTAGCAGCATTGATGTCGAATCCGCCGCCGCCGCCTCCAATGCTGGAAGTTGCCATTCCTTGCCGTTGTGCGGACTGCTGATCTTGCAATTGCTGTGATGCTTGCAATCCGCTGAGCGAGCGCTGCGCCTGTTGAACAGAGCCAAGCTGCTGAGATTGCGCCTGTTGATCTTCGGCTTGAATCTTCAACTGCCGCTGACGTTCAGCCTCAGCCTTAGCTGCCGCCGCCGCTGCAGCAGCTTGCTGTGCCTGCATTTGACGCAGCATAGCGCTATTATCAGGGGCGCTTGGTGCGCTTGGCCTGCTTTGTGATCTTCGTCCTCGTCCTCCCATATTATGCTCCTCCAAAAGTTAGATTTTTGGCTTGAGGCAGAGAAAACTGGTTGGTTTTTTGCGTAGTTCCACCAGTTCCGACATTTTGTGACTCCGCCGTTGTCAATGCAGGATTAATCAATGCAGGATTTGCCGCCATATTAGCAGCAGTAGCAGGAAGCGTTGTAGAAGCAGCGCCAAGATTGGCAAGCGCTGAATTCCTAGCCGCATTAATATCGAATCCTCCGCCAGTGGCTGCAGTTCCAGCAGCTTCTTGCTCCTGTTTATATTTATTAAGAGCCGCCTGATCTACGAGGTACTGAGATTCATTCATTCTGCTAAGAGCATCGGCAGCGCCTTGCGTAGATTGCTGCATACGTTGTTCGGCAGAACGGTTTTCTGCAGTAATTGCAGCTTCACGCTGTGCTTTTTCTGCTGCAGCAGCAGCATCTCGCGCAGCAGAGATTTGCATCTCCATCATTTGCTTCATCATCGCAGATGAATTATCGGCAGGCATACTATATGTAATGTTGCCGCCTCCTCCGAATAGTCCGCCCATAGTTTTGTCCTCCGTATTTAGTTAGTTGTTATGATTTCTGTGGGGGTAACCCAAGAAAATTGTTTGTTATGCCGTCATTTGTGTAGCATTAAACATTGTTCGATCAAATCCTCCGCCAAAACCTGATTTTCCGCCTGTTTTGGCTTTATAAATCGGCCCGTCAACCGCGCCGTCAAGACCTCCAAAAATCGATCCGAATAAAGCACCATATGCAGACCCTGTAGGCCCACCAAAAGATCCACCCGTCCATCCTTCAGATCCGCCAATGCTTATACCCTTGAGCGCCCGATCTATCCAAGGGGTTCCTGTTTTTACCCCGCCAAGGCTTTTCAAGGCCATCGGAACAACCGCGCCCATAGCGCCAGAGGCTATATTTCCGCCTCCTCCGCCAATACTATTCATTGCCCCCGTCATTCCGCCGCCTGCAGCCGCTCCAGACGCAGCTTTCGCTGCTCCAGCGCCACTGGTAGCGCCTTTTCCACCACCCAAAAGGCCACCAAGTCCGCCTGATCCGCCGCCCGATCCGCCCATCATTGCCATTGCTGCAGGAATTGCCGCTGACAGCATATCCGTTCCAGTTTGAGCCGCTTGCGCTCCAACAGATTCACTGTTGTCCTCAGCTATTTGATAGTTTTCAGGGCTATCTGGAGCAAAGTTGAATCTATTGCTGTCCTGCTGGCTTTGGCTCTGCATCGCATTCCATTGATTGGCTGCAGATGCCTGTCTTTGGCTTGTGACTGCACGGGAAAAACGATCAGAAGAACCCGCTCCACCCATAGCATCAGCCGCCATACGCAAAAGGGCTTCCGTTCGGGCATCAGACTCAGGTTTCCCGTAAAGCTGCCCTTGGGACATCAAGTTCTGAGCATAATTTTGCCTTGCCGCACGTTCAGAGCCAGCAGAAGGAGCCGCAATTTTATTTGCGCTGTAGTCTGCAGCCGTTGGCAGCGTTGCTTTTTGTACGCCCTGATTTGATCCGCCCATAAAATTAGTGTTTCTGAGGTTCTTGGTTCCAAACAACGGGTTTTACTCCCAAATCATCAATCACAAGGTCTTCGTATGGTGCAAAGGCCGATACATTTGAGATGGTTGCGTTTAGTTTTGGACAATGAACGTGCTTCGGGCCTCGCCTGTCCACGCAGTTAAAACAAACTGGATAGAAATCGGCGTTATTGGACATATCAGGATTGTTAGCCCACTTGCCATTGCTCTTAACATATCTACTCGGATCGGGGGTGATGCCCTCTGATTCCATGTATGAAAAAATATCTTCATCTGACCAATCTCTGAGCGGATACAGGCTGACAGGAGATCCCTCGGAATAACGAATGTGCATAGAGAGCGGAATAGATCCCTTAATCAAATCGGTATCTGAACTCTTTGTTCCAATATATGCGGCATCCCAAGGCCAACTGAAGAATCCTGTCGGTCTATTTAGGTAGTCATCTACAGCACAAAGGAATCTCTCCCCTGATTTTGGGCGCTCCGTTCCCAAGCACATAACCATGCAAGCCTTGCCCCATTGGTAATACTTCAAAACGTCGAATCTAGGCTCTCCTGTTTCCGTATCAGGGCCATCTGTAAATACAATTTTTGAAGCGGGATAGTCATGCACTTCAAGATTCCAATGCTTGATCAATTCGTCTGCATACGCATACCGCTGACGCAGCTTCGGTTCGCGCCAATGGACAACGGGCAAATCAATTTTGCACTGGTATCTTATAATATGGAGCAAAACTGTTGAGTCTTTGCCCCCTGACCACAGGACAACAGCCTTCGGCCAGCGCTTATTCCATCGAAGCACTCGCTCAATCGTGATGTCCAAAAGGTCTTTCATTAGTATGCAGTGGCTCCAGCAAGAAGTGCGGTTCCTCCAAGTTGTCCGCCCATGCCAAGCAATGCTCCTTGTTGTGCGTTGCGAGCGGCGGCATTTTGAACAGCGCCCTGATATAGCATCTGTTGATAATTCTGTTGGTTGGCGCGATTTGCCTGAGACAGACTGAGAAGATCCCCAATGCCAGTATTGGCAAAATCCGCAAAGCTGCTTCCTAATCCTTGTGCAGCGCCCAAAAGACCAGCTTGATAGCGTCCCACTGCCTCCTGATTGGCTACTTCGGCTGCTTGTTTTCCAGCCATCAATGCGCCCGGGTCTAGTCCGCCAGTGGGTGCTCCATATGTGTCGGTATAACTGCGCTGAGCAGCAATGTTCCCAAGTTCAAAATCGCGTCCAGCCTGCGTAGCCATGTCAAACAGAGCGGATCTTCCAATCGTGCTGTCTGGATCAATTCCAGTAGCAGAAATTGCAGAGATGCCTTTTGTTTTGGCCCACTCTTCCATTTGCTTTTTCCAAGCATCAGATGAGGTTGCCTTCTGTAATCGCTTCGGAATGTCTTGGCGCATTTGCGCTGTTTCAGGACTTGTAAGCTGTTCGTATCTGCGAGATCTAGCAAGATTCGCCATGCCAAGTTCTCCCGCCTCGCGAGAAACCTGATTTGGGTTAAACTCTTGCATCTGAGGCGTAATATTTGCTGCAAGTTTGAGCAAATTGGCCTGATTCTGAAGCGCCATCATGCCGACTTGGTTTTTCTGACCAAGAAGGGCTGCTTCCATTGCCATGTTCGGACGGCTGATGTAGTCGCCCGGGTTTACTGTTGCTGGTGATCCACCCATAATATTATTCCTTTGGTGCTGTGATCTCGTAGATCTCTCTGTTCATCGGAGTAAGTCCAATTTTGGTCATTACTTCGTTTGAAAAATTTGGTCTGCCTTCTTCTTTAGGGACTCCAACATAAGCAATTGATCCAGACATCTGCACAAACGTGACAAAGTCATTTATTACGCGATATACGTCCCTTGGCCTTGTATGTTTTGGATGGAATGCGGGATAAACTGTTGGGATGTAAACCCAATCGGAGTATCCAACTAAATTTCCATCTTTATAGTGTCCACAGACATTGATATTGGGATGCTCTACAATTTTGTGATCGAACTCTTCGGCAAAGTCTACTGCCTCAAGGAACTCATTGGTTCCATGACGCAACATTTTGTAATTTATGCGTTTATTCATGTTATGCTCGGCCTACAAAGACCTCATTTTTGGCAGTATATCCAGCGAATTTTGCCGCCTGCTCCTGAATAACTTTTACCCTGTCAGTAAAGCCGCCACAAACAGCGCACGGAAGGCATTCTGGATCTTTATAAGCCGTAAACGGAATTGAAGAATACAGGGGAACCATTGATGTATCCGAAAAAGGACTGATAAACTTGCTAGGAAAGTCAGTCACTGGAACGGAAGCCTGTGAAATATTGGGCATATTAGCAGGGGTTCGATATTTTATACTGAACGGCAGCGGCATTGGCTGCTTGCTGAGCAAGAATGCCTGCCTGCTCTTCGGCATGAGAGTAGGAAATGAAGGAAAGATATGAGGCTGAGGCTGTAGCCGATATTGACGGGAATCCGACACAGGGAAGCGTGACCGTTTTGTATACCTTAGCAAAAAAGGTTTTATTCTCTCCAAGAGGCCCATCTTGAGGGCTTGGAAGAATATCTATCTTTAAAGAGTCTCCTGTTTCTCCAACAACACAGGTTTGCGTCTCATTGGCATTGGGATTTCCCACAGACTTTTCGCTCCACGGATCTTGGAAAACTCTGACGATTTCAACGCCCATTTCCCCACACCATTCAATCAAAATGGAAAATGCCTTGTCTATGTCCGCCGTCAGTGGGCTTTCGCACGTCTCATATCTGGCATTTCTAGTAGCGCTTTCGGTGACCAACCTTCTGTATTGCGTATTTAAAAAGCCAAGTTCATCAATTTCCGCCTCAAAAGGGGTATTTTCATATTGGTGTCTTTCGCTAATTGCCAGTATGCGACGATCTAAGACATTTTGGTATGATCCTTTGCTGCCCCTGAAGCTGGCTCGCACGTCCACAGTGCCTCCGATTTCCTTGCATTCAACCTCAGCATAGACAAATTGCTTCAAATCCATCCCGTCTCCAAGCTGAGCAGTCTCAATCTGGCTATAAATGCGGTTATAGAAGCGCGTTGTTGTCCCGTCCTGATTGATTCGGAGATAAGAGTCCGTCCGCTCAGGCATGAAAGACTCCCACAAGTGGTTATAGGAGCCATCATTGGTAGCTGCGTAGTCGAGAGAGAACTGAAAACAGCGCGGTTGTCCGTTCACAACGCCAGTAGTCCACTCAACGGGCCTAGTTCCCTCCCAAACGCCACACCAAGCGGGGTTTCTGGCCTGTCCCCACTCGGATGCAGCGGCATAATCCAAGACCATTGTGGCCGAATTAACGGGTTCTAGATAAGGAACAGAGTAAAGCAAGTAGTTCTCAAAGGAAGTAGCGCAAATCTGGCTTTGATTTCCTGCCATGTAGCGCTTGGTTCGCGCCATTTCCACGTCTTTGTACAAAACCTGAGAAGAAAGATAGCTGGCGGCAGCAACGTCAGCGGCCACCAATCCACCCTGAGAATACCACCACATTTGACCAGCCTGAAACGCAATACTTTTGCCTGCAACGCAACCAACGGTAGGATATAGAGTGTTTTGGAAGTTGGCTGTAGAAGCCCAAGCCGATCTATCAAGAATTCCTGAGGCTAGAGAGAACGTAGACCGATCCGTAAAGACAATTAGGCGGGTATCCGTATTCTGACCGACATACGAGACAAGGCCAGTAACGGGACGAGAGAAACTGAAGTCGCCTCGCCCCGCTCCAGATGTTCTTTCAAGCCAACTTGTCGGATCTCCAAGATCTGAGGCCAAAACCAAGTTATTGTCAGCTATCCAAAGCCTATTTCCAGAGAACGCCATCCAAGTTCCCACGGGAATCTTGTCGCTCTGAACGCCCGTGCGGTTAGATCCATCCCAATAAGCTGGTGAGGAAATTCCATCCTGAATCATCACGATACGATGTGATGGGGTTACAGTAGTGTCTCCACCCGTAGAAGTAGTTGCCGATCTTGTGGCAAGCGTGAAGATGCACCTGTCCACGTCCTCATCCATTTTGACGCCAGCAAGCCTGTAGTCTTCCCAATTTTTGGGCTGCTCAAGTGGGAAAGGAGCGAAGTAGACGTTGCCGCTCACCGCAAAAATCATGTAGGTCAATTCATCGGCAGCAACGCCCCTTCCGTCCACGTCGAAGATCTGTCGCGGAATAGTGATTAGCTGTCCGTTAACAGTTTTCTTCTCAGCAGCTTGGGCTTGTTTGTTTGCCGCAAAGAAAACTCCTCCCTGAAGGTTGCCCGGAGGAAGCGAAAGCCTCATGGCATATCCGGGGCGGGTTTGTGCAATGCCACCGCGAACCGTTACATTAACCCCCCATTTAAGCTGATTTTCTGGAAGCGCCCATGCATTCCTGACGCTATTGACGCCCTGAACCCAACCAGCAGTGCTTTTGACAAGCCTGCCTGCGTTGATTTGATCGGACTTCATCGCATAATCACGTCAGAGCCATCCCCGTAAACAATGTTATTGATCTGAGGGGTAGCCATCGCGTGTCCATCAATGCTTTCCTGTTGGTTTTTCAGGTATGCTATTGCAATCGTCCAATATCGCTGCGCCTGATCAGCAAAGTCTTTGTCTTCCAAGTCAACAGCGTGAAGTGCTGTTAGGATGGCTCGCTCGTTTTCCATCGGAATGAAGTCATACATTGACTCAATCGTCGGGTTCTTCATGCGGTAGATGATCCTCGCCCATGCACAGGGCTGACCTAGGCGAATCCGCCTATACTGAGGGTTCGTGTCGGCTGGATGATACTGCCCAATGAGCGTCATGTCATTTGTCCGCCCGTAGTCATACGCATAAAGCGACACGAACCCGTCAGTTTTTGGCTTTTCAACCTGTTGGATGCTCTTGACGAGTGTCGGCGGCTGGATCGAATCCACAATAAACGTGCTATCGGCTGTATTGCCTGCAGTTTGGTATGAGATCCTGCCAACCGTTGATGCCAGATTCCTCGCCTGAGCCTCGGTTTGATATAGTTCATACTCGTCAGAATCCAACTTCCTGACGTAGTAGTTCGTCCCCGCAACCAGAGGACTTGGAAGAGAGTCCCCGTCTCTCGGACGCACCGTAAGGGCTTGTCCTGTCGAGTAAAGCGATGCCGTTTCTACGATGTTCGTAGAAGGAACCGCTGTTACCGTCCTATCCAAGTCGAGGCTGAGTTGCCCCGTACCGGGAGTAGTGATCGTTACCAAGACGTTGTTGGAATACACCTTGATATCGTCACCAAAAATTTTGATTGTGTAATCTGTTGCCGCAACAAGAGGAGACGGAAGCGTTCCAGATGTTGAGAACCTCACGATTTCATCATCTTGCAGAAATTGAATACTATCAGGATTGATGCGGTTTTGATATGGCAACGGAGATGCGGAAACACGTAGCGCATAGTAAGCCTGACCTGTTCCGAATGCCGTGACATTAATAAGGCCAGTAGTTCCTCCAGCATTTGCCGCTCCTAGACTATTGTAAATTCTCGCAGTTGCATTTCCTGCGTCCACGTTCAGGAAAAATTGCGTTGTTCCCTTGTCGATTGCAGGAGTTGTGCTCGGAAGATTGTAGTCAGAAGCGAAATAGATGCCCTGACCAGTTACAAGACCATCATAGTCTCCAACCCATCTGTTGGTAAATCCAACAGCAAATGCTCTCGAAATAAGGACGTAGAATTGCCCTGTTCCTACGCTAGTAATGTTTACGGGGCTATAATCGACATTTGTGATCGTGAAACTGGATGAAGAGAACGGTTGCTCCGCTCGGTATGAAGCGCCCTGAGTAATTGGGCTTGGAAATGTTCCCGTTGTGGTAAACGAGACAAACACACCTGTTGATGGGGTAAACGTGATCGTCGGGCTTCCTGTGTATCCCGTTCCTTTTGTGACCACGTTAACCCTTACAAGCTGACCTCCAGAAACGGTAGCTGTTGCAGTGGCTCCCGTGCCGCCGCCACCACTGATTGTAACCGCTGGCGCTTGGGTATATCCCGATCCCCCGTTTGTAACTTCAATATAGTCCAAAAATGAAGTGGTAATCGTGCAAGTTCCAGTGGCATTAGTTCCACCGCCACCTGTGAATGTAAGTCTAGGAGCAATCACGTAGCCTTCACCCGGGCTATTGATGATCAGGCCATTCACAACATTGGAAGTGTTGTTAATTGTGGCAGAAATAATTCCTCCAGAGCCAACAGCTTGTAGCGTGATTCCAGTGATTCCACCGTTGATATCCAAGCCGTTAATTGTTGCCTTAGCGCCTTTCCCTGCTTTTGCAATGCTCAAGTCTGTTATTGTGACAGTGGCATTCGGCTGATATCCGCTGCCAGCACTAACAACGCCAATTGACGCAACACGTCCAGCGGTTACGGTAATATTGAATGTAGCCTGCGTTGTGAATGTGCTGTCGATTTCAATCCCTACTTGGTTTTGAACGTATCCAGCGCCTCCAGTATCGTCCAAGGTAACGGTAGGGGCAGACGTGTAACCAGATCCACCCGCGCCCAAGGCGACATTTGTGATAATTCCTGAAGGAACGCCTTTTGCTTGAGCGCCAGACCCTGATGGATTCGGAAGATTCAAGCCCTCGGCAAGAATGTTGCTTTGCGTTCCAATTGCAACCGTTGCAGGAATCAGCTTAACAAGTGAGTTAGTTCCGCTGCCTGAAGTGATCAGGTTGATAGGATTAGTGTCATTCAACGCATCAGAAGATGTCGGATGAATCGTTACAGTGGTCGAGTTGACTGCCCTGACGTAATAGTTTGTGCCAGCCACAAGAGGTTGAGGAAGAATTCCTCCGTTGGTAGTGGCCTGAACTGCATCTCCTGTAGTAAATCCGTGCGGAACGGCAAACGTCATCTTGGTTTGCGGAGAAATCGGCTTCTGAAGATCGACGTTAATGGCCGCTGTAGATCCTGTTGTATAAACGGGATTAGTGTTGTTCGTAGCGTCCGCGATAGA